ATGACAAACGAAAAGGCCATGAGAATTATTGACAATGCGGACGTTTACGACTTAGCGGCCGCATATTCGGAGTACGTCGGGGATGAACTCAACGACCCGGACAGCGCAATATATTCCATGTGGGATTTCGACGAACTCATGACGGGTTTTAATCCGTCCGATTTGGTGAACATGATTTTTTACGGAGATTACTCACCGTCCGCCGACTTCTTCACGTTCGACGGGTACGGGAATATTGAAAGCGTCGACGCCCGCGACGTGGTCGACTTTATAACAAGTCGACTTGATGACGACGATATAAAAGCCGTCGCCGCCATGCTGTAAACGCTGGGAAACAAAAAAGCCCTTACAGTTTCTAAAACTGTAAGGGCTTTTTTGTTATTGTCTTTTGTATTTATTCAGTTTTGTAAAAATCGATCGCCCTATCGTTCCGCCCTTCTCTCTTTCAGTTCACGCATTGACGTTTTCAATCTTTTACGCCTGCACCATACAGCGTTGTAAATACAACCTTGCCGGGTGCTTTTTTGTCCGTTTTCACGATTTTCCCAGTTTTCAAATGCCTAAAATTGACGTTTATATTAGTTTTAAAGACGTTTAGCCGTTTCGCATATATTACCCCTAAAAATAATTTTTAGGGGCTTAAAACGGATTTTATAACGTTGCTTTTTCTGCAACTTGCCCAGTTTTTCGTATGATATTCGTTGACATTTGTATTATAATATGATATGATTAAAAGTGTATTTTTAAGCTTTTGAAAGGTGGTGAGAAAATGAAAAAGCCGCTTTACTTAACTAAAGAATTAAAACGTATGTGGGATTATGCACATGTTCATAGGTCAACCCGTGGCGGCGGATTCAGTCGCCGGGTGCATACCGCCGTTCACAATTACAACGTATTATTATCTGATGTGGTATTACCGGAATTTACACCACGTCAAAAAATGATATTATTCCAGACTATCCCCCGTTCAGATATTACGTTATCCGGGTATAAAGCAATTCCGGACAAAGTATTATTATGTGCCGGAGCGACAGACGAAGAAAAAACTGAATTATCGGAGTTATTGAGATCGTTATCAACATTACAACTAATGAAACTGAACGACGATATTAATAATATCCCGCTTAATTTTTTCGGCAAAGATGTAAAACCCCCGGATTTTGAAACTCCGTATGTATTTGATTAGTTGACTTTTGTATTTAATTTTGCTATAATGAATTATAAATTAATTACCAGTTATTGCCGCAAGGGCGGCGAAAGGGGTGTACTCGTATGTACAATAAGGAAAAAGTTAAAAAACATTTAACAAATATCAGGTGTATTTATAAAGAACGTGACTCGTTCCGGCAATTTTATATTTACAAAGGCCGGTACGTGGGTTGGCCGTGGTCTTTAACAGTAGTTGAGACGGCCGGAGATTGGAAATTTGAACTCCATTCTTTATCTGCTACATTGATGAACGGCGAAAGTACAACACTTTCTTATAAAACAGTATTCGGCGGTACAGATCTACATGATAAACTCATATCGGCTATAGCCGTCGCCGCCTACGAAACTATTAAAAAATATGACTTGTGGTGCAAGTTGGATGACTTTGATTATCCGGCCAAAACTCAATAAACGGCCTTAAAAAAAAAGCCTTTGTAGTTTTTAAAACTACAAAGGCTTTTTTTGTAGAAAATCCAAAATGAAAATCTCAAAAAGCATTCTTGTTAAAATTAAAAAAGGCTAAGCACTTTTAAGCTTAGCCCTTTTTGTTATTCTCTACTTTTCAACCGCTTCAATCATACGATCGTACGCAAGACTATACTGCCCGTCGTCTAAAACGCTGTGCCGATAGTCTTCATATAAACCGGCAAGCCGTTCGGCTTCTTCCGTTGAGATATAGCACTCTACCCCGGCCCGGCCTTCCGTCACGTATCCTAAAGAATCATATGAATCTTTAGGCCATGTCCGGGAATCCCTGGCAAACGCTAACGCACAATCTTTATACTTAGAAACGCCGCCCCAGCTATCTCTTGCCGTTTTCTGTTTTTCGGCAATTTCCTTTAATTCTTTAAAAATTAAAATCTTAACCCATTCCGGGGGCGTCCGTTCGTCCCGTTCCCAATCTTGCCACGTTCTCCGGGGCATTCCGAAATGCTCCGCAATCGCCTGTTGAGACATCTGTAAGCTTTCTCTTACTTTTTTAAATTCGTTCATTTTCTGTTCTCCTTTCGCCGCTCTTGCGGCAATACCTTTAATTTATGTCTTTATTATAGTACGCATTGCGTACTATTGTCAAGTAAATATCTTACATTTAACTATTCACGTATTGCACCGGTTTTGACTTTTCTATGATCCACAAATATAAAACATTGCTTGACTTCTGTATTTAATTTTGATACAATTAACACAACAGATAAATAGTAATTATCTGATTTTGAATTGCCGCCAAAGCGGCGAAAGGGGTTACTAATATGTTCGATTTCATGGTAGTTTACAAAGATGAAGATGGCGTAAGTGAAGTACCGTTTAACGATTATGAAGAGGCCGGCCAATTCTTCGATGACCTTGAAAATGATTGTATATGGGCTGAACTTCGCCGATATAATGACATGACAGATTATGACGTCATCGGCGCTATCGGTCGAAAGCGTTAATAATAAAAAGGGCTGTTGAGAACAGCCCTTTTTATTATTGTATTTCTCCAGTTTCATTTATTACCGCATAGCATTCAATGCCTTGCTGTAATAACCTTTGTGCATGTCTAACCGATACGAATACGGCGGCGGCGATGTCGCTCCACGCTTTACATTCGACATATCGCATGTACACGATTCTCCGGATATTCGCATACGGTATTTTTCGTATGCCATCTATGCGACTATGTCTTAGGATTATCGCCTCCATACGTTCTTTTTTAAGCTTTAAAAACTTCACTAATGTTTTTTCCGTGTAGCCGTCTGCCGTCGTGCCCGGAGTCGTTCCGTATGATACTGTCACTTTAGAAGACGGCGGCCGGTTGATTTCGGTATACAGATTATGTATTTGGGCTGACATTATATCAATGTCAGTAGCTAAACTTTGAATTGATTCCAGTTTCTCTTTCGGAGTCATTATTATTATCGTTTCTCCTTTCCGCCGTAACGGGATGTATTACGACATCCGTTTACCGTTATGTAGTCGGCACATTTATGGTGATTACGGATGACGTGGATTACTGTGGCCTGACAATAACCTCTTTTATTATTTAAGCATTGCTTACTATCACATTTTATTACAGTCGTTTTGTACTTGATTGGCATATTATTCCCGTTACGGCTCTCCTTTATTGCCACAGAGTAGATAGCCCGATTTAACGGCAAAGTGGCTGCTTATTGTTATTATCTACCCTGTTGCCTTTTTTGTCTATTTGTTTACTGTTGTAATTCACGAATAAGCATGTCGATATACTGTCGTGCTTTCATCAAATCCTTAATCGGCTCGCCTTTCATCGGATACCGGTACATGTATTTGCATATTGCACCTTCATAATAGGCGATTTTGCCGTTAGATGTGGCCGTCATAGTCGCTATTATATCTGAACACTCCCGTCCTCTAAATGTATAGTGGTCGGGATTTTTTACAATATCCGCTTTGCTATTACTTCCTGTCTCTTCAATCTGTCCGTTGGTAAAATCACGGATTGACTGTAACACCATTAGTTTTCAACTCCTCATTTTGACATTTAACGAATGCCCTAAAAACGTTGTATTTTTCGTTTTAAGGCGTTTTTATGATTTCTACATGTAAATTCCCTTGATTCACTGTAAAACTCGTTACATGTATCGTTTTGGCAATTTATTCACCATAAAGGAAACTTTTGCCGCCTAGAAAATCCAAAATGAATATCCCAAAAAGCATTCTATCCTCTTTCGGTTTTTCGTCCAGAAAATCCAAAATGAAAATCCGAAATTACCTTTCAAAGAGATACATAACTACCAACAACAGCACAAAAGCTATTACAATGTATCCCAACATGTCCCACTGGTGTGTAAAAATCGAATAACTTAACATATCGTTATCGCCCCTTAACTGAATTTCTTCATCATATCGTTGAAGTGAAGAGTAGGCTTTTCTTTGCACTCTTTGGCCACTTCGCTCATCAAATTCAAGTCCTTCTGAACGGCCGCATACAAGCCGCTAAGAATTACACCTATCTGGTCTTGCATATGATTATACACCTTTGCGCTTGAAAGTAACATACCTACAGAAGTCATACACGCTGTTCCGTATGCGGCTAAACTAAAATTTAAAAACACGTCGCTATAGTGTTCTCCGTCAACCTCATAGCTTTCCAGAAGGTCAGAAAATCGGTCTAAAACCTCTTGCGGAGTAACCTTAATAAAACCCTTTCCGTCAAAATTTACTTGCATTCCTATCACCTTTACTTTCTAGTAAATTCGCTTTTAGCGCTTCAATAAGTTCTCGTTGCCCTACTTCCTTACGCTGTAGGGCTTTCATTACTTGCTCATCAATCGTCCCTTTCATAACAAGATGATTGATGACAACCGTTTCCTTTTGGCCTTGCCGGTAAAGTCTTGCGTTTGCCTGTAGATACTGTTCAAGACTCCACGTTAGCCCGTACCAGATTACTATATTGCCGCCGTACTGCAAATTTAAGCCGTAACTGCAACTTGCCGGGTGTGCAATAAGCATTTCAATCTTCCCGTCGTTCCAATCATTCATGTCCTTTTTACCCTGTAGCACTTTTGCGTTCGGGAAGGATTCTAAAATCCGTTCCTTGTCAGATAGGAAACTGTAGAACACAAGAACGGATTTTCCCGTATTACATTCAACAATATCTTGCAGGGCTTCAATCTTGACGTCGTGTAACCGTATCGTCTCTTTCTCGTCGGTATAAAGACAACCGTTTGCCATTTGAAGTAGCTTATTAGATACGGCGGCGGCATTAACGGCTGTAATATCTTCTCCGTCAAGCTCAAGCACCATAGCTCTTTTCAATTCGGCATACCGCTTTTTAACATCTTGCGGCATATCAAGGGCGATGACGTTATCTATTCGGTCGGGCATAGTCAGATAATCTTTCGCTTCAAGACTCATGCAGATGGTGTCGATTTTACGGTATATCGTTTGCCGGGCTTCCTCGCTTTGAATGCGGTAATCGAAAACGACATGTCCGTTTGTCCTGTTCGGCTTAAAGTAAGCGCTTCGGTACTGGGTTAGTGTTTTACCTAATCTTTCACCCCCGTCTAGTAAATATAGTTGCGGCCATAGCTCCTCTAGTGAGTTCGGCGACGGCGTACCGGTCAGAATAACAATCCGGGAAAACGAACTTCTGGCTTTTCTCAAAGCTTTGAATTTTTGCGTTTGCGGACTTTTAAAGCGGCTAGACTCATCAATAACTAGCATATCAAAGGGTAAGCTGTAGTTGTACTTGCGACAAAGCCACGATACCAGCGTATCCCCTATGATAAATAGCCCCGATTCTTCCTCTAACAACTTTTCTCGCTGTTTAGGCGTTCCTGTAAGGGTATGCACCCTAAAGTCCTTAAAATCGGAAAATTTTGAAATATCGTCTTGCCACGTCGATTCGGCTACTTTAGGCGGAGCTACGATAAGCACCTTTTGTACCTCAAACCGATTAAACATAAGCTCGTCAAGGGCGTATAAGGTAGACGCTGTTTTGCCTAAGCCCATATCAAGGAACAATCCGTAATGCGTGTGCTCAACTATTCGCCGTGCCGCTTCCTTTTGATACGGATAAGGCTTAAATCTCATTAGGCGCTAACTCCTTTCGTACAAATTCATCAACCCTTTCCTTCGTGTCTATAACATACACGCTAAATCCTTGGCTATATAATTTACGGGCTATGTGCTGTTGTAAAGGCCTAAGCTTTCCGTTCGGACGTTTCAATTCGACAAAGAAGGCCTTTCCGTTTTTCAACACGATTCGGTCAGGCACGCCTGCATTAGACGGACTCACAAATTTAAATGTAAGTCCGCCTTCCGATTCGATTCGTTTTTTTAAATACGTTTCTACTTGCCGTTCGCAAATCGTTTTTTGAATATTCAATCCGTTTCTCCCTTCTAAAAATAGGGTGGTGTACATGGTGCTCTAAAACACCCACTTCCTATATAGTATATAGATATATACATTTATACATAAATCTATACTAACCCATATTTCTATATACTAATAAATAAATTATTATTACCTTTGTTACCATTTATATATAAAAGACATGGTTAAGCCATTTTAGGTGGTAACGAAAGTGGTAACGAAAGCGGTAACGGTAACGAACATTTTCGATTTTCTCATTTAAATTGAGATTATTGAGAAAACCAGAGATGTGTCAATAGTTTTCACCAAACATTCGTTTTGTCTTTTTTACTCAAAGTCCGTTCCACTTCGCTATTGATGTTACCACTATTCGCCGTTTTCAGTACGTATAAACACACGCTGTTTTCCGTATAATTTTCCAACTCTTGCCGTATACGGATTGCCGGACGCCCGATTTATTCCGTCCCAGTTTTTCATCCGTTGCATGATAGCTGAAATTTCTCTTAGCTCGTACTGATTAATTTTTCCACGTTCTCCGCCGAACACTTCACACCATATTTCAAGATTGCAAACGCAAGTTCGAGTTGTTCCAGCTTTTTCGTCTTCCTCGCTGTAACCGTCAAGGTAAGCCCGTCGTTCAAAGAGTTCCATATCCTTCCAGTTGTCGGGTAGTTTCTTGTCTAGGTAGTCTTCGATAAGTCCTACTTTTTCTAACCCTTCCGTGAAAGAGTCCTGTAACTCTTCTACTTCTGCTAGGGCGACTTTGGATAGTAGAAGGGACGGATTCTTGCGATACAAGTAGACGGCTTCCGCCCACACGCCATCAACGTATTCTTCCGTAAGGTCAAGTGACGGGTCTTTTTTTGCGCCATACGCTACAATGATAGGCCAAAACCTACGGCCGCCTGTTCTGTCCTTTAAGAAGATAAGGTCGTTTGTAGTGGCGGCAAAAACGCACTGTCTGGGGTACTCTTGGACTCTTTTTCCGAAAGATTTTCTAAACTTATCAACCCTTCTACTAAGGAAGGCTTTTATCTGGTCATTTTCGGCTTTTTTGGTGGCTTGCATTTCGCCCAGTTCGACAATCCAGCTACCTTGCAGTTGTTCTAACGGGTCTTTGCCGTTAAAGCTTGTAAGGGATTCGTTGTACCACTGTTTTCCTAGATTGCCCAGCAAGGTTGTTTTACCTATCCCTTGCGCTCCGCTAAACGTGATACAGTTATCGAATTTACAACCTGCATGGAACACACGGGCTACGGCCGCCTTTAAGAAGTTAACAGTTGCTTCTCTTGTAAAGTTCGTATCCACGGCATTTAAAAAGTCTATAAACAGCGTCTCTGCCCGGTGCACTCCGTCCCATTTAAGGCTGTTCAGGTAGTCCCTTACGGGGTGGAAACGGTGCTTATTGGCCGTTTCTATGAAGGCGTCCTCAATAACTGCCCGTGCTTGCAACTTATACGTCACATCGAAATAATTTCTAAGCTGTGAGTCGTCGGAGTCCTGCCACTGTTCGCTCTCAACCTTGTCACGCCACGGAAGGTCTTTTAATATATCTATCTGTTGTGAGAAGGTGTTAAGGCCGAACGTGTCTTTAAGGTTTCGGTCGTTTGCCATAATAAGTAATACGTTCTTGGCGGAAGGCTTGATTCTAGGCTCTTTATCTTTAGTGTATTCAAGTTTGGATAGCCACTCTTCAAGCTCTTCACTTGCGGCTTCGTCCGCTTCCTCGTCAAACAGGTCGGCATTCACGGTACGTATATATTCTTTCTCAACGTCATTAAGTCCCTGCACAAACTCTTTCATTTTTACACTTGACGGTAGCTTTTCGACGCTGGTGTTGCTTCTTGCGTCTTCGTCAAGTTTACCGAAAAGGTGTACCCGTACAAGGTCATAGGCACTGCAAAGCATACCGCATGAAGGGTCGGTGCTGTGATGACTGTATGCAAACCTATCAGAGTAAATGACAAGGCCGCCTGCCGTTGTGCCTAAAAGGTAGGTATATCGTCCGTTATCACACGGGCTGTACTCGTCCTTTAAGAAAGCGGCTATGGCCTTTTGTATCGGAAAGTAGATACGATTGAAAGCACCTATGTAGCCGGGCTTTTCTAACGGGTCGCCTTGAACAGCGGCGGCATGTTTAACCGCAAGCGTTTCGGCTTTACCCGTCGGCCACTGTGCCGTGTCCTTCCAGTCCTTGTATTGTGCAAGTATATCTTTGCCGTCAAGGATAGGGGCGTCGTTCGTGTAGTATTCATAGTCGCCGTCTATGGCCGCTGACGGGAAGTACATAAGGCGGTGTACGTCGTATGTCGTCGAGTCGAAATTATCTATACCCACGGTATCGGCAAGTTTACGGGCGATAGCTTGATACGCTTCGGGTGATACAGGTTCGGCTAAGGGAAGGATTAAGCGATACCTAGGCGACGCTTGCGTGTGTGAGTGTGTAGAGTAAATCGCATAAGCGTATTGGCCTAAAAATAAATCCACATCGCTTAGAAAATCCGGAGAAGGGCTGTCGGCGTCAAGTGTTACTAATTGCCTGTTAACCGCTTCTCTTAACAGTCTTCGTTTACCGCTAAATGTGCCGCCCACAAACGCTCCCACGTCCTTAGCTTGTGCCCGCTGTTCACGGTTCATTGCCGCATATTCTTTTACCGTCTCCGGGGTACGTATCGGTGTTTTTAAGCTGTCTATAAACTCAAGCCACGACGTCTTTTTAGCTATCCAGTTTTTAGCGGTACGGCTTTTGCCTACGGTAAGGGTAAAACTCACATCATTCATAATAAAACCTCTTTATTGCGGTAAGGTGGGTAATTCTAACCAGTATTTAGGTGCAAGAACAGGTTCGTTATGACGGTTCACGTACTCGCCTGACCTTTTTCGCTTTAACGCCGTAAATTCGGGAATAGGGCTTGCTGTCGGCCACACGCCCAATACGTATTCATTTAACGGCGGCCGTTCGTCTTTTGTTCGTTTCATCTCCATTGTCTATTCTCCTTCTCGCTCAAGTCCTGCTACTGCACATATGGCTAAATATTCGTCCTTTACGTATAGGCGAATAACGTTCTTTTGTATATAATCGACGCTTTCATATATGTTGCGGAACGGCGATATAAAATCTTCTCGTACATAAAAGTTACGGTCTATCCCGTTGAATTTACGGGCAAGTCCTAAAGGGGTTACTTTTAATTCTTTCGTATCTTGAACGTCGCTACCCGCCCCCGTAAAAAGGGACTTCATATGTTTTTTAATTGCGTCCGGAAGGTCTTCGGAGTCTTTGAACGGATGACTCACCTCTTTAGGTATTCGATATACGACTACTCCATTTGTTCCGATATAACCTATCTCTTCGTCTGTAAAACCGTAAAACTTATGGGAAGGGCTTTTGGCCGCCTTTTGCCACATTTTAAATACGCCTTTCGTAAGTACATTATTTCGTTTAAGCATTTATATCATCCTTTCTTTGATTTACTTAACGAATACAATCCAGCGGGTCTTTCCTCTTTTATCACCTAATAAGGGTTTATGCGGAGCAAGTTTTAGTACATCGGATATAGCAACTTGCGTTTCACTCCACTTAAAGATTAGAGTGCCGTTAGGTTTTAGCACCCTAAAGGCTTCACTGAAACCTTTACTTAAATCGCTCTTATAGTCGGTAAGCTTTCCGTATTTAATGGCCATGAACGAGTTCTCACCGGCACGTATTAGGTGTGGCGGGTCAAAGATAACAAGGTCGTACATCTCGTCATGAAAGGGTAGTTCTCTAAAGTCGCATACAATATCGGGCAAAACTTCAACGTTTCTGCCTTCTGTAAATTCGTACTTACCCTTCCGGATGTCACAAAAGGTTATGTCCTTGTTTTTCATATCATAGTAGAAAAGCTTACCGCCGCAACACATATCAAGGATTTTCATTGTCTATGTATCATCTTCTGTACACGTATCATAAAGTTCGTCCATAGACGCTAGTACAATATCGTCTAAATACAGGATTAAATTATCGGGTACGGCCACGCCGTCGGACTGTTCTTTAAGGTAATCAGTGACTCTCCCCCACACGGTACGAACAAGCCGCTCGTCGTCACTTCTCCAGATGTAAGCCTTATTACCTTTATGTTCGGTATAAATGCCTACGGAGTCCTCGCAATGTAGATTGGTAACGTTCGTTCTGATAGAGTAAAGGCTGTATATAATCATGCTATTCTCCTTCTAGGTCTTTAATTTCGCTTTTAACGATTAGCTCTGCTGTGGTTAGCTTAGCATAGTTACGGTTTATCATTGACGTAATGTCCAGTAGCATGTCATCATCCTCTAGTCCGTCATAGTTCGTTAGAATGACCAGTAATTGTGATAAGTCTACTAGTATATCGGATAGGCTATATTCTGTTATTGTCAGAAATTCTTTTTTGTTTTTAGGTACAGATGTAATCATTTACGGGTAGCCTTCTTTCTCGGTCTGTCTGTAGGTAGTAAAACGGCAAGCCTGTACACCTCATCAAAGGCACTGCTGATTATGCGGTGCAGTTCGTCTATATCTTCTCCGCTTAGGGTAGGTATCATGTCTTGCAGGTCGTATACTTCATATGACGCCTGCGCAAGGGCTTCACTTATACCGCTTAGTATTGCGGAGTCCTCAAGGTAAATTTCTTCTCTATACGGCTTTATCTCGGCAAAGCCTACGGCGCTTACGGTCTGGTAGTTGCCAAAGATAGAAAGAAACATCGGGGCGTTAAGTTCAGTGTATAAGGCGGTCTGGCTGAACACTTCTTGCGGCGTTCCTTCTATGATAGTAGCGTCGTCATATTCGGGTCGAGCATTCAGTCTATCCAGTACGTCCGTTATGCAGGTGTAATCGTGGGTAAATTCATAGGCGGAGTATTTCGACATTCTGTATACGGCTTTTGATTGTTGCATAATTTACTTCCCTCTTTTCTTCTTTGCTAAAATCGCTTAATTAAAACGGGTGCCGTCCGCTTTGCGTGTGTCGTATAACTCGTTCCTTATCTTTCAAGATTCGGAACGCTTCATCTATATCTGTCTTGTCGACAAACCGCCGTGTTCCGGATCCGCCAGGCTGTACCGGGTATACGTCGATATCCGACAGGATTCCCAATAGCGTCAATTCACCCATACCCGTATATTCCATAGCTTCTTTTATTGTCATGTACCGCTTTTCTGTATTTTTCATGCTTTTGCTCCTTCTCTTTTTTAAACTGGTCGATTTCGACCGCTTTAAGTTTTTCAAGCCCTTTCAAGCTACTTGAAAGTTTTCTGTTTGATATTCCTATTTTCGGCTTAGCTAAGCCATTCACACACTTTCAAGCTACTTTCAAGCTCTCGTTAGCAGACCGTCATTTGTGTCGGTCTGCTGTTTGTGCCCGAAACGAATTTCGGCCGCAAATCTTAATTACGGTTCGCTATCCACATAAGCACTAGACTGACTAAAACAGCGGCTATGGAAATGTATGCCGTGTCGGCAAAGTGTTCATATATCCACACACTGCCAACGCCGAAACAGGTGAAAATCACTGTCCCAACTTGCAAGCTGGCGATAAATTTGTACACGAACACATCTTGCGGACTAAGTGTTTTCCAAAAGGGCTTGATGGCCACACCGTTTAGTTTACAGTTAAAGGCGACTACCGCCTGCTTTCTTAATATTTCCGCAAAAAGCGTGACCAGCGGTGAAAGCATGAGTGTGGCGGTAGTGCTTATTACTTGAACTAATAAAGCGTTGAACATAGCCCCTATTATCATTATTAAAACTAAATCGAGTAGATATTTACGCATTGTTCACCTTTAATCTTTCTTGTAGTAGTCGCTGTAGAAACCGTCGGCGTTAAGCGGCAAGCCCTTGTTCCAGTCAGTCGGCAAGCACATAAGCCCTACAATCTCTTTTAGAGTGGCGTCGGGGTCTTTAGACGGGGCGTCGATAATCACTTCATCGTGAATGTGCCCCACAACTTGATACCCGGCCGCCTGTAGTCTCATCATAGCCGCTCCTAAACAGTCTCTAGCGACGGCCTGTACAATGTTTTCGACTAGCTTACCGCCGTATGTTTCAAGCGTTGTAAATACGCTTGCCGTTTGTGCCATGCCCTTATACTCTATTGACTCTCCCCCGAAACGGTTTGTACCGATTTTAGGGAACAAATACGTCAAATCCCGGCCACTTATAAGATGTATTAGAAGTGCCCCTTTTGTCTTCTCAAAGGAAATGCCGTTAGGTAACGCAACAGTTTTACCATAAATAATGGCGTTTTTGGCGGCCGTGTCGCAAGCGTTCCAAAACTCAATGATTTTCGGTGACTTCGCTCGCCAACGTGTCACAATATCGGGAAGTTCGGCTTCCGTTAACCCTTGCTTTAATGCGCCCATTGTGATAAGGGCGTTTGCGCCGCCGCCATACCCTAGCGCAAGTTCTGCAACTTTGCCCTTTTGTCGTAATTCACCGTTTATCCCGTGCTTGACGACCGGTACGCCGAACATCTGGCTCGCTGATTCGCAATAAATATCGCCGCCATTTTTGAAGGTATCTATTCGCCACTTTTCCCCCGATAGCCACGCAATAACACGGGCTTCAATGGCGGAGAAGTCGGCAACAAAAAACGTATTGCCTTTTGACGGTATAAGCGCCGTTCTTATAAGCTGTGACAACACGTCCGGCACGTTGTCATATAGAAGATTGAGTAGACTTGCGTCACCTTCTCTAACAAGCTTACGTGCAAGGTCTAAATCCGGCATACTGTTACGGGGCAAATTCTGTAATTGTACCGTTCGCCCAGCCCATCTACCGGTACGCCCCGCCCCGTAAAACTGGAACAGGTCATGACAATAAAGTTGACCGTTTAGCTCAACCTTTGTGTTTGCCATAGCTTCATACTTTTTTACGGATGACTTGCCCAACTGCTTACGTATGGTAAGCACTCGTCTTACGTCGGGGGCAAGCGGTAAAGTTAACAGCTCATTGAGTGCCGCCTTATCAAGGCTTTCGGGCTTTTCTCCCATGCGGTAGTCTAACCAGTCTTTGAGTTGTGCAACACTATTCGGATTGTCAAGCTCCGTGATTGTTTTCATTTCGGCCGTAAGCGTATCTACTGTGCCGTTATTTAACTGTATAGCGTTTTGCACTAAGTCCTCATCTACCCGTACCCCGTGGTCGTTTATCTGTAAGTCCAGTAGCCATAGCCGCCGCTCTGATTCGGGCGGCTTATGGCTAATAAGTTTTTTACGTATTTCCCGTTCTACAACCACGTCTTGACGGTTGTATTCAATGTACGTCGCCCACTTGTCGGGGTCGTGTTCGGGATAATTACGGGTTCTGTTGCCATTAACCTTAGTCGGCTTGCACGGGCAAGAGAAGTATTTAATCAAGTTCTTGCCCCGTGTATCTTTCTGTTCCTCAAGCTTTAGCACTTTGGCCACGGACGAAAGTGTGTTAGGAAGTCCATTATATTTAGCTAATACGCTTGAACATTCCCACTGTTCCGGCGGCATGTCGTGTAGATAGGAAAGTCTACGTAAACACGTAATTTCAAATGCGGCGTTAAACGCCGTCTTGCGAATTTCCTTATCATATAAGGCGGCGATTATGGCTTGTGGTAGTTTATGGGTTTTTGTAAGGTCTATCACTTGCACCGCTTCGTCATCAAAGGCGAAACCGAACAACAAAACCTCAAAATTAGGACTTGAAACGTATTTATGAACTCCGTACTTTATGTCGATGTCACTATACGTTTCAATGTCAATCGACATTGTACGCATTAGAATAAATCGTCTACGTCATCAGAAAAGTCATCCGTGAAGTCGGCGTCCGATACCATACCGCCTGATAACGGTTCGCCGTCTGCAAGTTTACGGATACCCGATAACCCAGCACCGATACCTTTATTGCCGTTCTTGTTGTATGCGTACAGGTTGATAACTACCTGTGCATAGCAACCACTATAGACTTCGGCGTGGTCAATAATTTCTTGCTTGTTTCTATCCACAATGCGGGGCGGTCTGTCTTTCGGCGTGCTGGCGTTCATAAAGTAGCACCCTTCATATGCAGGGTCATCGGGGCGGTCTGTGTCACCGTCACGTAACGGTAAGTGTAGATTCGTTGCTTTCCCCCACGTGGTAATGTTTTCTTGGTCTTTCATCATAGCGGCGATTGCGTCTTTAATTTTCTTTATGGTTTTGGTATCGCTCTTAGGGATGATAAGGCTTGCCGAATACTTTTCCGGATTACCGTTAAAGCCTTTAGGTGTCCAGATATTAGCGTATGAAAGTCTTACTTTTCCTGTTGCAATTTTCATGATGTTTTCTCCTTTTCTACTGTAAAATAGAGTCGTCAAAATCAGATAGTGTATCAAGTTTAGGTCGCTTATCCTCTTCGGATACAAGCGTCGGTTTACCGTCTTGCTTACTAAGTACGGGGTCTAATATTTCGGCAAGCCGTTTTTTGCCCACTAACTTATCAAGGGCGGTAAGCGTGATTAATTCTTTAGGTTTGTAGATGTCATCGGTCTTGTAGCCTTCTTTTAGTAGGATGTCGGCGGCCGCTTCGTCGTTCGTAATTATACGTTTAGAACGTCCCGCAACAAGCTTTAAATTAGGCCACTCCCTGCCGTTAAGGGCTTCCGTAAGGGCATACTCTTTGACGGCTTTAAGCCAATTATCAATGGCGGTAGACTTTAAAATAATCTCTGCTATGGTTTCAGGCTCAAGTTCCCACGCTTCATCCGGGAAATATTTGTTTACTTCGGCAAGTTCGTACTCGCTTAATGCCTTGCACCTAGCCTTTACCTTACAAAAACGGCAATGGTCGCCTGCACAAAATTTGCCCTTACCCTTGTAGGCAAGTTCGGCTGTTTTTTTAATTTCTTTCGCCCATTTCATAAGGTCTCTAATTGAAAGCTCGTCCGTTGAAACGCTGTCCAGTCTAGGCTGAACGATAGTCATGCGGACTTTAGAAAAGCCGTACAAAAAATCATAGGCGGAGCAAGCCCCCAATGCATACAATCGCATTTGCGGATTGTGCACGGCTGATACAGGAACGCCCTTACCGTATTTCAAATCTATAATCTCTATCGTATCGTCTGAGATTATCACCATGTCTCCCGTGCCGAAACCGTCCGGGACTATGTTTGAGAAGTCTAACCGCTCCTCAACTTTGGCCACGGTGTCCGGCGTTGTTTTTTTAGCCGCTACAATTTTTTCGATACATATATCAACGTATCTGGCAACGGCTTCCTTCATTTCGCCGTCATCATAGGTAGCGTTCGGCTCACGGCCTTCAAGATATGCCCGTAAACACTCTTCGGCGGCCGCATGTGCCCTCGTTCCTTCGGCGGCATATTCAGATACCGTATCAGGTTCGGCGGCATTTAGGCGGGCGGACGGCGGGCATTTTAGCCATCTAGCCGCCGCACTGGCTGAAAGGATTGCGTGCTTACTCATGTTTGGGTATCCCCAGCATGTCGTATAAACTGTCAATCTTATCAATCGTAAGGTCGGTTAATCTTGCACCGTCCCCTAAGTTTTCCGTAATCCACGCCTTCACTTTACCGTGGTTAGCGGCGTCTTTCTTTGTGAAGTCAACTACATCTTGCCGAACAATAACAAGGTCTTCGGGTGAAAGCTTTGCCGCTTCCGTTTCAGGCTCTTTATCCTTTTCCCCTTCTACAGGTTTCGGTTCTTCCTGCCGGTCGTCTTTCGGTGCTTCCCTTTTAGTCGCTTTCTTCGGTTTTTCGGCTTTAGGGGGTGCTTCCCTCTTAGCCGGTTCGGTTTTACTAGGTTCTACTGTTTCCGTGTGTGCTGACTGTTGCAGGGATAGAAAATCTTTCATTTCCTGCAATACTTCGTGACTTGTGCCTTCAAAACTTATTCTTACCACTTTGCAAAACTCCTTCCTATCAGGTAAAGACATTGAGATGTTGCTATAAGAATTGACGCTATCGCCAATATAGCCATAATTGAGATACTTCGTCCTAGATGGTTCATACAAACGCCCCCACGAATATTACGCAAGTAAGAATTGCGAACAAGAACACTGTTTCGACTAACTCTTTATAATCAAAGGTCTTAGTACAAGGCTTAGACGGTTGTGCCTGTACGGGAAGTTCAAGTTCTATCCACTCTCTATGAAGTTGTTCGTGTCTTCTGTTTACCCACGACGGGATGGCCGCTGTCGGTGTCCTCTTCATCGCTTTCGTCTCCTTTCGATATAAGGGCATAGTACGTGTGCCCTTCTTCTCCTTTAGCCGCTTCATAAAGGGCGGCAAATACCCTGTCCGGGTCAAAATTAATTATTTTTAGCATGGCTCGTTTCCTGTAAGAAACTAAAAGACTAAAAAAATATTTCTTTAACTTCTTCTTCCGAAAGATTCAACGTATCAACAATACGCTGAATTTCGGCTAACGTCAGTTCAGATGTCCCCTTTACCCGTCTTGACCACGATGAAGGGGTTATTCTCACAAGGTCTAAAAAGCGGTTCATCGGAATGCCCCGTTTTTTAATGGCCGCTTGAATTTCGGGTACGTTCATTTAGCTTATCTCCTTTCGGGTTGATATTTTGTTTCCTATAGGATACTCATAATCATACATTTTTGTCCCTAGCCTGTCAACCATTTTTGGCAACTTTTTTTCATTTTTGGCAACTTTTTTTCATTTTTGGCAAAAAAGTTGCAAATATGGCAATTTTTGTTTATGCTTAAAACATAATTATTCGGCGTTAATGAATGGGGGCTACGCTTTGAATACGGGTAAATTTATTAAGCATAAGCGGTTATTATTAGGTTACACGCAAGACGAATTAGCCCGGAAAATCGGGGTCACGAAAAGCACCTTAAGTAAATGGGAATCGGGTTTTATCAAGAACATGAAACGGGATAAACTAGAACTTCTAGCGGCGGCTTTAGAAATATCGCCGTTAGAACTTATAAGCACAACAAGTGCTCCTGTAGTGGCGCAAGGCGATAAAGAAGATATAATTTCGGCCTTGTCAGGAACAGAAGTTATGTTCGACGGCATGGAATACCCCATCACTCCGGAAAAACGGCGGTACATTGCAAAAATCATAAAGTCTATATTAGAGGAAGAATAATAAATGAAAAAGATGTTACCTAAAGTGCTTAGTGTCGTGAAACGGTTTGAGTCAAACGACCCGAACGAAATATGTAAGGCTTTACATATTCGGGTTGTCCCTAAACCCTGTATCGGAGTAAAAGGGATATTTATTTCTTCTCCCATCAAACAATTAATAGTGGTTGACCGGGCACTTACTACAAATGAGAAAAACGTGGTGCTTGCCCACGAATTGGGGCATTATTTTTTACACGGCATGGGAACAAGGATTTTTGCGGTTGATGTATTAACTAAAGAACAGCATAGGCAACAAGAGTTTGAAGCTAATAAATTCGCATTTCTACTCATAGCCCACACGTGCCTACGGAATAAGCCGCATATGATTGATAGCATAGCCGCTGAACAAAGACTTACGTTTTCGGCGGTCGTCTCTCTACTTGACGAATTTTCGGCCACTACTTGCTATTGTGGGGTAAACCATGAGTAAGCGGGTGGCTCTATATATTCGGGTAAGTACGGAAGAACAAGCACGACAAGGCCTATCCCTTGCCGCTCAAGAACAGGACTTACGAAATTTTGCCAAACGTAAAGGGTATAGCGTCGTCGGTCTGTATGTGGATGACGGAGCGTCTGCCCGTAAATCTCCGTTTAAGAGAAAAGCCTTTAAACGGCTTTTAATTGACGTCGAACAGGGTTTAGTTGACCGCATTTTATTCATAAAGCTTGATAGATGGTTTCGTTCGGTACGGGACTACTATAAAGCACAAGATATACTAGACTCGCATTCCGTTGATTGGGAAACAACACAAGAACAATACAACACGACTACAACGAATGGCCGCTTAATGCTAAACGTAAAGCTGTCTGTAGCTCAAAATGAGTCTGATATGACCAGTGATAGAATAAAGTTTGTATTTGAACAGAAACGGGCTAGACATGAAGTAGTAACCGGTTCATTCCCTACAGGCTATAAGATTGAAGATAAACACCTTGTGCCGGACGAAAAGACGGCAAGCTACATCATTAAAACCTTTGATACGTTTAACCAAACGCACAATTTATCTGAAACGCTAAAGTATTTACGGAGTGTCGGCTACTACCACAACTACGCAAGTCTACGCTATTTGCTACGTAACGAAACGTATATAGGGAAAAACGGTACGGACTTAGAGTTTTGTAGCCCTATTATATCTCAAGAAGTGTTTTACAACGTGCAGGATGTGCTTAATAAAAGGAAGGTTATAAAAACCACACCTAGTAAGCTCATCTATCTTTTTTCCGGGCTTATCCGTTGTGCCGTATGCGGCAATAAATTTACGGCTAATTACTCTTACAAGAACGCCAAAAAAGAAAAACGGAAACGGTATCGTTGCCAAACAGCTCATACTCGTAAGGTGTGTACAAACACCAAAAATATAAAAGAAGAGGTTATCGAACAGGCTTTACTGCAAAGGTTCGACTCCCTTTATCGTAACCGCAAAGCCGTTGTACATGAGTCCGTTCAACAGCAAATAGTTGATACCGAAAAAGTAAAGCACCAACTGCAACGACTAAAAGAGTTATTTATAAACGATTTAATTACCTTAGAAGAGTACAAAAAGGACGCTGAACAGTATAATAAATTACTATCCATACGTCCTATAACCACGCATACAGTCTATGATAAAAAACTGGAAGACGGCATACGGCCATTATATGCTACGCTGTCAGAGAAACAGCGGCAAGGCTTCTGGCGTCAAATTATAGATTATATAGTTGTCGATGAACAACAGAATATAGAAGTCTTTTTTAAGTAGTAAAAAAAAGCGAATACTAATAGATGTTAGCCTTCGGACGTCAAAACGCCCCAACTGGCCATGGGAGCCGACACACCCAGGCCTATAAAGCTTAAAAAAGCTTCCGTGAAAATTGCATCCGGTACTGACAACGTCAAGGCGGCAACAATCGGACCGGCCGCATTGGGCAATAAATGTCGTCGCAATAAATCAAAAGAGCCTGCATTACAGGAGCGTGCAGCCGTAATGTAATCAGACGTCTTCAAACTCAAAATTTGACCGCGCACAATGCGTGCCATGTTCAACCAATAGGCAATGCCCAAAGCAATGTAAATATTAAGTAGTCCCGGCTTAAAAACAACCATCAATAAAATAACATACAATAAAACAGGCACAGAGTACAAAACATCCACGATATGCATCATAATCCGATCTGTCTTACCTCCGACAAAGCCGGCAATACCGCCGTAAATAACACCGATAGTCACATTAATAAGTGCCGCTACGATACCGATGGACAAGGATATCCGTGCCCCGTAAAGCACACGCGTATATAAATCTCGGCCCAAAGAATCGGTACCGAACCAATGCAGTACCGATGGAGCCGCATTGGCTTCGGCAAAATTCTGCCCGTCATACGTATAGGGCGAAAAGGCGGGCCCGATGAGAGCCCAAAGCGCAATTAGACAGATAATAATGCCTCCCGCCACGGCCAAACGATTTTTCTTTAATCGCTGCAGGCCTCGATAAGTTACGGGCCTACGACTTCTTTGCACCGCCTTTCTTGTTGCAAACGGTACAGGCTCGAAATCATCATGTCGTATCAC